GAGGGTATAAAAGATTTTATAGAACAATAGTGGCATCTCCAGTCAATACAAATGAATTCAAAGGTTTATAATAATGGCTTTACCAAAAAAAATAAAAAATACTTTACCTTTAGTACCAACAAAAACAGGTAAAGAACGAAGAGAAGAATTACTTGAAGATATTACTAAAGACGGTACGTATCTACCAAAAGGAGTTTTGCATGCTGATTTAGATAAAGGTATGTTAGATTTTGTAAAAGACAAAATACAACTTGTTGTTGACGAAAAAAAAGTACCCACAATTGATAGAATTATTACAAATCAAAGTTGGGCTCAATTTACCCAAACTTGGGATTTTCAAGATTTAGATAAAAACATATCTTTACCATTTATTGCAACATTAAGAGCACCTGAAGTTAAATACGGAACAAATAATGCGGGAAAGGCAAATATTCCCGAAAGAAGACAATTTTTTTATTACACAGTCCCGACTTGGGACGGGCAAAGAAAGGGTGCCGATGTTTATAAAATACCTCAACCTATACCTGTCGATTTAATTTTTACTGTAAAATTATTTTGTAATAGAATGAGAGAAGTGAATGAATTCAATAAAATTATGATGAGGACATTTACTTCTAAACAAGCATATACACAAATCAAAGGGCATTATATTCCTTTAACTTTAGACGATGTGAGTGATGAGTCAGCTAAAGATTTAGAAAAAAGAAAGTATTATATAGTAAGTTATAAAATCACAATGCTTGGACTTTTGATTGATGAAGAAGAGTTTGAGGTTTCTCCTGCAATTTCAAGACAATTAACTTTATTTGAGTTTACAACAAATAATCGAAGAAAAAAGGCAGTTATAGAACCCTCTAATCCCACAAACTTTAATTTAGATTTTACTTTTGTAACAGGTAATACACAATTGATAGAAGTGTTTAGATATGATGCCGACATTGTTGTTGACAGTATAGTAAACTTAGACAACTGCTTTTCAACGATTTACTCTTCAATTACAAATAACACCCTAACATATACTGATTGTACGGGGGTTGTAACAACATTACCAACTTCTTCAGGGGATACAGGAACAATTTGTGTCAAATCAAGTACTTTACCATCATTTGCCGTTTCATCTGGTGGTACACTTACTGAAGGTAGTTCTTGTGCATCAAGTTATTCAGTTTATATTAATAATAATTACATTGGGGATAATGTTCCCGTAATACAAATTAATAATGGGGACACTTTAAAAATAATAGCGTTTAAAGATAATCCTTTAGAAAACTCAATTATAAAAACTAAAGTTTCACTTATTTAATCATTCACCGTACACATCTCTTGGTTTTTCACAAGTTTTTTTTATTAGTGATTCTATAAATTTATGAATTTTGAGTCCTTTTGATTCACAGTACTTTTTTAAAATTAAATGACTTTCTTCTGAAATCTTTATATTTTTAATTTTTTTCATACTTATAAATATTTTTTAAGGTAGAAAAAAGGCAGAATTTTTTCATACTACCTGTCAAATTAAAATATTACACGAAGTTTTTTACTCATTTTGAACATATTTATATAGTAAAATAAATCTTTATATAAATTTTAAAATGGCATCTACAAACAAAGTATTCGTTTCACCTGGAGTATATACTTCAGAAAGGGATTTAACTTTTGTTGCCCAAAGTGTGGGGGTAACTACATTGGGTATTGTTGGTGAAACCTTACAAGGTCCAGCCTTCGAACCTATTTTCATAACAAGTTTTGACGAGTATCAAGTTTACTTCGGAGGGACAAGTCCTGAAAAATTCACAAACACACAAATACCTAAATATGAAACATCATATATTGCTAAAGCATATCTACAACAATCAAATCAACTTTTTGTTACAAGAGTTTTAGGTTTATCAGGATATGACGCAGGACCTTCTTGGTCTATATCAACAATAGGTAATGTTGATCCAAACACGATTGGGTTTTCATCTAATACAACACCAGCTCAATTATTAACTTTTACAGGTACGACAGGGGGAAGTTCTAATGTGGTATTTACAGGTACTTTACCATCACTTATTTCTGATGATTTTTACATACCATACACTACATTCAATGGAGGTACATCAACATTAGCAGCAAATTTCCAATCATTTATTGCTAATGAAATTACATATCAAGTAACACCATCTTTAAATGTTCAATCAGGAACTACCGCATTATTTTGGGGAACAGTTAGTGATGCGACTTTTGCTGCGGTAACAGGTTCTACAATCGGTGCTGGTTTAAGTGCTTACTCTGAAACTTTTGGGGTTGACAACGTATTATTATCACAAACTGATTTTACTGCAACATCAAACGACCCTTGGTATTATGCGTTATTTGATTATTCACAAGTAGGTGGAGTTGGTTCATACGGAGGTTATGGTTTTGGTACCGTACTTGGTGCGATTACAACAATTGGTACAGGTGCGTACTCAGGGTATTGTATTGTTTCAGGAACAACATATTCAGGAACACCTTACTCTGATTGGGATAATTTAGTAATCGCAACTCTTAGAAGTAGAGGTATAACTAATTACTCATCAACACAGCACGGACCACTTTACCAAGTTACTGGAATTACTGATGTTAATATGGTTTGTACAGGTTCTTATTCGGCAGTAACAAAAGATCCATACGCAACATTTGTAATAAGTGGTATTACAAAAGATGCCGACACATTCAGTTTTGAAACATCTATGTTGAGTACAGATACTGAATATCTATCTAAAGTATTTGGAAGAAGCAACTTTGGGAAAGATAGAACTGAGGTTCCTTTATTTGTTGAGGAAGTGTACTCAAGTTTACTTTTGAATGGTTACAGACAAAATAAAGTTAGAGGACTTAATTGTGATTTAATTGAAATAGACAGTGCAGTTTCTTTAGAAACAGATTCAATAGGAAACTATTTAGAACAATATCAAACACCTGAAACCCCTTATTTAGTATCAGAATTAAGAGGTAACAAAGTATATAAGTTGTTTAAATTCAAATTGATTTCTGATGGTAATGCAGCAAACAGATTAGTTAAAGTGTCTATTGGTAATATTTCATTTAATAATGGAACGTTTGATGTATTCATTAGAGATTTCTACGATAACGATCAAAATGTTAGAGTAATTGAAAGTTTCACAAACTGTTCAATGAATCCTAATTTAAACAATTATGTTGCAAATAAAATCGGTACATCTAATGGTGAATACAATTTAAACTCTAAGTATATAATGCTTGAAATGAGTGATGAGGCACCTGAAGATGCTCTTCCTTGTGGATTTGAAGGATACATAATTAGAAATTATAAAGATGCGTTACCACCATTTATTGTATATAAAACAAGATATTTACAACCAGGTGACGTTATTTATAACCCACCTTTTGGTTCAACAAGCGGATCTGACAATCCTGTAATTTCTAATGGTGAAAATCCAAGAAAGGCGTACTTAGGGATTTCAAACATCACAGGAGTAGATTATGATTTCTTTGATTATAAAGGTAAACAACTACCCGCTAATATTGAAACAGATACTACAGGACCAAGTTGGACTTACCAAATTCAAGGTTTCCATATGGATAGTGGAGCTACTGTTGTTACTATGTATGACACATTGACTTCAGCAACAACACAAGCATTTGAAGTAGGTGCGGGAAGTTTCAATTCAGAGCCTGAAAGTACAGACAATCCATACTACAAATTGAATACACGTAAATTTACTTTGTATCCATATGGTGGTTTTGATGGATGGGATATTTACAGAGAATATAGAACAAACAGTGACACATATGCTCTTGGACAAACAGGTTACAAATACGGAGCAGCACCATCATCCCAATTCCCAACCGCATCTGGATGGGGAGCATTCAAACAAATTTCAGGACCTAACCAAGAAGTTTGGGCAAATACTGACTATTACGCATACAAATGGGGTCAAACAACATTTGCAAACCCTGAAGCTGTTAACATCAATGTATTTACCACACCTGGGATTGATTATGTAAACAACTCAAATCTTGTTGAAGATGCAATTGATATGGTAGAGACAGATAGAGCAGATTCAATCTATATCTGTACAACACCTGACTTTAACTTATTCTTACCTTCTTTCTCAGATGTTAATGAAGGATTAATCTTCCCACAAGAAGCGGTAGATAATTTAGAAGAGACAGGTATTGATTCAAACTATACTGCAACTTACTACCCTTGGGTACTTACAAGAGATAGTGTTAATAACACACAAATCTATCTTCCAGCAACTGCCGAGGTAACTAAAAACTTGGCGTTAACTGATAACATCGCATTCCCTTGGTTTGCTTCAGCAGGGTACACAAGAGGTTTAGTTAATTCAATTAAAGCGAGAAAGAAGTTAACTCAAGAAGATAGAGATACCCTTTATAAAGGTAGAATCAACCCAATTGCAACTTTCTCTGATGTTGGTACAGTGATTTGGGGTAATAAAACTTTACAGATTAGAGAGTCAGCACTTGACAGAATTAATGTAAGAAGATTATTACTACAGGCTCGTAAATTAATTTCAGCGGTGGCAATTAGATTACTATTTGAACAAAATGATGATAAGGTAAGACAAGACTTCTTAGATTCTGTGAACCCGATTTTGGATTCAATTAGAAGAGATAGAGGTTTAATTGACTTTAGAGTAACTGTTTCTAACACACCTGAAGATTTAGATTCCAACACATTAACAGGAAAAATCTTCTTGAAACCAACAAGAGCGTTAGAATATATTGACATCGAGTTCATAATTACACCAACAGGAGCATCGTTTGATGACGTTTAAAAAATACGGGGGTAGAAATACCCCCATAATTTATTTATAAAAAAAAGTTTATGAAAGTTGAAAAAAAATTAATCAAGGAAACTTTAAATGATAAAACGTTAAACGTAAAAACATTTTCTGAAAAAAAACAGAACATTATTATATCTGAAAGACAACTTGAAAATCTTTTGAAAAAATTGAAAAATGATTAATATAAAAAAACATATTATAGAGTATCACAAAAAAAGAATTCAAGAAGGGTTTACTGAAGAGGGTGAACCAGATACAAAATATTACGCATTTGATTGGGACGACAACATAATGTTTATGCCAACAAAAATAATGGTTTTATCTGAAAATGAAGATGAAATAGGTATGTCAACTGAAGATTTTGCCGAACATAGACATCAAATAGGAAAAGAACCATTTCAATATAAAGGAGCGACAATAGTAAATTATGCACCAAATCCATTTAGATATTTTGGGGTAGAAGGTGACAAACGTTTTATAATCGACTGTATGACGGCACCTGTTGGACCTTCTTGGAATGATTTTGTTGAGTGTTTAAATGGTGGTTCTATATTTGCAATCATCACAGCAAGAGGACATACACCAAGTGTATTAAAAGAGGCGGTTAAAAACCTTATAGTTTCAAATAAAAATGGTATCAATCAAAAAGAAATACTTAATAACTTACAAAAATATGAAAACATCATTCAAAACGATGAACAGTTGTCTGAAGAATTTAGTTTAGAATACGAAGGTAAAGAACTTTTAGAGAGATACTTAGATAGGTGTATGTTTGCACCTGTAACCTACGGTGAGGGTAGTGCGTCAAATCCTGAAGAAGGAAAAATTAAAGCAATGAGAAAATTTATTTCTTATTGTAAAGAATTGGCAAATGAAATCAAAAAACCGGGGAAATTTAAAAATGACGTGGCAAATGATGAAATAATACCATTTATAGGTTTTTCTGACGACGACCCACAAAACATAGAAAAAATGAATAAGTTTTTAGAAAAAGAATATCCAGAAAAACCAGTAAGAACATATTTAACTAAAGGCGGATTAAAACAAGAATTATAAGTTATGCTATAATCATATTTTAAAACCAAAAAAAAGTAAATAAAAAAAAAATCAATTATTAAATATTTATATAAAAAATAAAAAAAACTAAAAAAACACACGATGGCTGATTTGTTAATGAAAATGCCCTTTCAGTATGAACCTAAAAGAGCGAACCGATTTATACTAACTTTCCCAACTTCTTTGGGTATTAACTCTTGGTATGTTGAATCTGCTGCAAGACCAAGTATAAAAATTGAATCAAAGGATATTCCATTCTTAAACACTAAAACTTATGTTGCTAGTACATTTGAGTGGGAAGAAATTACTGTGAAGTTTAGAGATCCTATCGGTCCTTCAGCATCTCAAGCACTAATGGAATGGGTTCGTCTACACGCTGAATCAGTAACGGGACGTATGGGTTACGCAGCAGGTTATAAAAAAGATGTTGATCTTGAAATGTTAGACCCAACAGGAGTTGCCGTTGAAAAATGGATTTTACAAGGATGTTTTATCACTTCCGCTAAATTTGGTGATGTAGGATATGACAAATCAGATATTATGACTGTTGATGTTTCATTACGTCCTGATAGATGTATTCTTGTTTACTAATTTAATATTTTTTTCATAATTTTTTTAAACCCATCTATTAAGGTGGGTTTTTATATTTACATCCAAGTAGTATAAATTATTTTTAAAATAAAAACTATGGATCAAGCATCACAATATGGACAACAAAATTTTAATTTACCTCACGACGTAATAAAACTACCGTCTAAAGGTGTATTTTACACACCAAAAAAAGAATCGTTAAAAGTGGGATACCTTACCGCAAATGATGAAAACTTGTTAATGTCTCAAAATAATGACAACTTAATTACAACTCTTTTAAGAAATAAAGTTTATGAACCGGGATTTGATGTAAATCAAATGATTAACGCTGATGTTCAGGCAGTTTTAATTTTTTTAAGAAACACTTCTTTTGGTCCTGAATATAATATTTCAGTAAAGGATCCTGCAACGGGCAAGTATTTTGATACAACATTATTGATGGATGAAATTGATTTTAAAAAACAAGATATTTTACCCGATGAAAATGGGTTATTTACTTTCAAGTTACCAAAAAGTAATAAAACGGTTAAATTTAAACTTTTAAGTTTGGGGGAAGAAAAAGAAATTGAATCATTTGTAAATAGTTACCCAAAAGGGATGGTTGCACCCACAGTCACTAAAAGATTAGAAAAACACATTGTAGAAATTGATGGTGAAAAAGATAGAGGACAAATATCTGCATTTATTTTACAAATGCCAATAATGGACTCAAAAGAATTAAAAAAATACATTGAACTTTGTGAACCAAAACTAAACTTATCTAAAACAATTATAGCCCCGTCAGGAGAAAAGGTGACAGTTAATATGTCCTTTGGGGTTGAATTTTTTCGTCCTTTCTTCTAATCACAAAAAAAATTTAATGGATGAAATTTATTATTTATCAAAACATGCAAATTTTTCATATTTTGACATTATTAATATGCCAACATTTGAAAGAATGTATTTTGTTGACAAACTAATAGAGGAGTTCAATAAAAAATAAAAGAAAACTATTTATAAAAAAAATTAAATATGTTTTTATTTGCTGATCCACCAATACTTACAGAATTTCAAACAACTGGTGAAGATTTCGGAGCTATTTTTGACAATTTAAAAAAAGCGGTCGAATCGACAACTATAGAAATTAAAACCACATACGCAACCATTACCGGTATGGATAATGAGGCAAAAAAATTAGCTAGAACTATAGGTAGTGGTGTAGTTGGAAGTGCCGGACTTTTTAGAGAAAAATTGTTTAACATACAAGTTGGTGTTGCGGATATTGGTGGGACTTTTCAAGATACTATTGATGTTGTAACCGATTTGAATGCTGAAACAGGAAAACTCACACTACCATCTGAACAAGCCACAATACAAACAATTGAGTTAGCAAAGGCAACAAACCAAACATCAAAAGAAGCTGGAAAAATGGTTGGTACATTTATGAGTTTTACCAAAGGACAAAAAACTGCAGTAAATGAAATGGCAAAAATTGCAAAAATTGCAAGACAAAGTGGGGTTGAGGCAAAAACATTATTAACATCAATAAGTGCGGATTTAGCGAAATTAGATAAATATAATTTCAAAAGTGGTTCAGATGGTTTAACAAAAATGTCTGCAGAAGCACAAAGATTAGGAACAACACTATCAGAAATTGGTGTTTTTGATATTGCAGATAAATTAGTTGATCCTGAAAGTGCTGTTGAAACCGCAGCAAATTTAAGTATGTTAGGGGGGTCTGTAGAAGGGCTAACAAACCCATTTCAGTTAATGGGAGATGCTGCTAACAATGTCGAAAATTTACAATCAAAATTGATAGATTTGGCTAAATCCGCATTTAAAATTGATGAAACAACAGGTGCTATTGAAACTAATTTTGTTGCACAACAAAGATTAAAATCACAAGTAGAAGCATTAGGTGGTAACTATGATAATTTTTTGAAATTAGGAAGGGCTGCTGCAAAAGAACAATTAGTATTAAATAAATTAATATCTTCAGGTGTTGATACTTCTAAAATTTCTGAAGATCAAATGAATTTAGTTAAATCTTTAACTGAAGTTGGTGAAGGTGGTAAGTTAGAATTGAGAATTCCAGGGTTCGAGACAGATGATTTGGCTAAAAGTATAGCGGATAATAAAACTGGATTAACTACCGCCTTAAAAAATTATCAAGATATGGCATCACAAAGTGACAGACAATTGGCTGAAAAATCATTAACATTAGATGAAGAGCAAACAATACTACAAAGAAATATTAGAGATTATTTACTAAGAGATTTAACTTCAAAAGAAAGACAAAAAATAATAGATACAACAGAATCAGGATCAAAAGAACTTGCACAAGTTTTTGAAAAAAATATAAAAGATTTAGATTTAACCACACCGGCAAAAACAACACTAAATGAGTTGGCGACTTTTTTTAGTAGTGCACAAACTGACGCGGAGTCTGGTATGATTACTGAATCATATGCGGAAAACAAAATATTATTTGAAAAAACCGAGAATGCAAAAAAAGTTAAAATGCAGGATTCGATGTTTGGGGACGGTAGTCAAAAAGTACTTTCTTTAGGTAAAGGTGAAATTTTTAATTTTATAAAAGAAGACGAAGCGGTTTTTGCTCCTGATGCAATAAAAAACATTGGGGTTTTAAAAGAAACTTATTTGAAATTTATGGGTGTCGCTAAATCACTACCATCAGAAGTAAAATTAATCGAACCTTCAGCAAGTGATACATCAAAAAAATTAAAACAACAAATCGAGACAACTTCAAATATAGTTACAACAAACAAAAATGAAGATACTGTAAATGTTAATATAAATTTAAATATTGATGGAAAATCACTTCCTAGTAATTTAGCGGATATGTTATTCAAAAATCCTGCAACAGTAAGGGACTTAGAAAACAAAGTATTGGACGTATTAGATAAAAAAGATATATTAAGAAGTAGTAAAGGTAGATATAATAAAAGATAAAAATACTTTTAAATCTATTTATTATTAAAACAAACTAAATGGAAAGTCCATTATCTTTTAATTCGAGTGAGAATTTTAGAAAAAAATTATTAGTAAGGAATTTACAACCATATTCAGTGGATGGTGTTTTTAGTGCACCTAAATTGGAAAACAAAAAAGAAATAGTTTTAGTTGATTATTCAGTGTCTGATTCACCCGAAATAGACAAAGAACAAAAAAATCAAGAAAAAAAGTTAATATCAAAAAACAAATACAATCCTAATAGTGGATTTGGTGATGTTATTAATATTAATATTGATAGAAATTACGAAACTAATTTTGGAAATTATGGTTACAAAAACACAATTAATTCTAATTTAGAATCTATTGGGGATAGAACAGAAAAGTTACTTTATGTACAAAATTTATACGGACCTGTTGATTTTTCATCTTCTTATGGTGGTACTGTTAATATAAATCAAAATCTCACAACTAACACTAATTTAGGTTTGTATGGTTTTAATTTAACATTTGGAAGTAAACTTGAAACTTTTGCCATACAAAAAGAAATAGAATTAATAGTTAAAAACCGTTATAATCCTACAGAAAATGATAATAGACAAACTGTAAATATTAATAACGATATTCAAACGGATACCAATAATGGGCACTACGAATATAAAAGTACATTACAAAGTAAATTACAAAATAATGGTATTGTCAAAAAAGAAGAACTATTAATTGTAAATCAATATAATCCGAGTAATGGGCAAAGTAGTGGTGTTGTTAATATTAATACAAATAAACAAACAAACGCCAATGAAGGGAATTACGGTTATAATAACACAATAGGAAGTTTTTTAGAAACAAACGGAGATTCCCAAGAAATTGTTTTAAGAGTATTAAATAAATATAATCCAGAAAACGTACCGACAGGTTTTGGTAACACGGTTAATTTTCCATTTTTATCTTTAGGTTCCAACTCAGGACAATACGATTATGTATCCAACGGACCTAGTTTAAACACATTACAATCACAAACAAATCAGTATGTTGTAAACATATATGGTCCTCCTGGAGGTTATGGAGAAATAATTGATATAAACAGTGAATCACAAACAAGATCGAATCAAGGATTATATAGTTTTACCTCATCAAGACCACCACAAACATCAGAACAATCAAGAACAATTGCTTATGTTGCAAATTTATATGGTCCTGAACAATCTAATGGGTATGGTGATAACCCTGTTGATATTGACATCAATTATCAAACAGAATCAAACAAGGGTGAGTATGATTTTACGGCATCAAGTCCTGCAAAAACTACCGAACAATCACAACAATATGGATATCAAAAAAATAAGTTTAATAGTGGGGAAGGTTCATTTGAGGCAACAACTATAGACGAACTGTTTCCAACAAATATAAATGCTCCGTATTTTAATAGTGATACCACTTTCTTTTTTGTGGAATCAACCTATTCACCACTTGCGATTTTAACTGAAGATAATCCAGCAGGTTCAAACGGTTCTTTAAGTCAAGATTCTGACTTGGCTAAGTTAGGCGCAAAACAATTACAAAAAGAGTTTAGAACAAGAGTTGCTCTTGAGTTATATCAACAAACTTTAGGACAAAGTATATTAACAAATTCATCGGTTTCTACAATATCGGGCGAAATAAGTAACAAACCATCTTTTGATCCATTTGATTTATTAGGTGTTGTCACAAATAATGTACCTTTAATACAAAAAAATTATAAAATAACAGAACCCGCTAACGTTGCGGTTGAGGCGTTAGGGTTCGCTGCGAAACTCTCAGGACTATACTCACCATATTCTTTAATACCTGGTGAGTATTTTGATTATCCTAACAGAAATTTTTTAAATCAAATAACGACAAATCCTGTAGGTGCATTAACATCAGGTGTTGGCGGGTTATTAAATACATTAGTTACACCATTTATTGACTCAAGTTCTGAAAGATTTTTGGCTAACACGTCAAACGCAACAAAAAGTTTGTTATTTGATCAACTATTCTATAATACTTATCGACCAAGATACCGAATGGATTCTGCAAATGCAAATCTAACGGCACCTAAAGAAAACTTCTATATTGGTAAAACCAAAAATTTTATATCAGACACAGTAAGTCCCGCAAATGAAATTGCTGATGGTGCGTTTGGTAAAAAAAATGTAGGACCGGTATTTGATTACGGGGCTATTGGGCAAGAATATGAGGGTAATGATGTACAAAGAAAATTATTTGGTTTAAAATCATATCCTTATTATGATGCACAAGGAGGGTTACAAGGTGGGTTCACTTGGGTATCAAAAAGTAAAAATTATATAAAACCTGGAGAATTTGTTGGACCCCAAAATCAAGTATATCCTCCCCGAACAGAAAGTAGTTTAGATTCAAACTCATTAAAACAGTTTGCGGACACCGACTCATCAAAGATAAAATTTACTGATGGTTCATTATTAGATATAACACAAAAATTAGTAGAGGCTGGTGCTAGATCATCAAACACTAAAGGACACGTAGGAAATGCTATTAACCAAGTAAGTAAAGTTTTTAACGATGGGTATATTGAACTAACAAAGGGTTCTAGAGTAAGAAGATACCTGACACCAACCGCCATTCAAGGAGCTGAAAAAGTAAAAGATGTTGTGGGATATGAATATGCTAGGTTATTTACAAAAGATAGACCTTTTACAAATTATTCACAATTACAAAAAAGTGATGGTATAGTCTTTGAAGGTAGAAGAGCAACATATTCGGTTTTAAACAATACATATAATTTGAACATTGCCCCAATGAAAGGGGAACAATCATCAAATATAATTGATAACAAAGTAAAAAAATATATGTTATCAATTGAAAATTTATCTTGGAGAACATCAAACAGACCAGGTTTCACTGTGGACGATTTACCTACTTGTGAAGTAGGACCAAATGGTGGTAGAATAATGTGGTTCCCACCATACGAACTTTCGTATGACGATACATCCAGAACAGGATGGAATCCTAATGTTTTTTTAGGTAGAACAGAACCAATATATACTTACAAAGATACTGAAAGAACGGGTAGTTTAAAATTTAAAATGATTGTCGATCATCCATCGGTACTAAATATTATTGTAAATAAAGAATTAGAAAGAACGGATGAATCAACGGCAACAAAAGTTGTGGATTCATTTATGGCTGGATGCCTTAAGTATGATATATATGATTTACTAAAAAAATACAAACAATTTAATTTAAGTGACGTTTTTTCTGTAATTAATTCACAACCCGACGCCCTAAATAATTTAGTTAAAGAAACCCCAAATCCGACAATACAAGGGGAAGTAACAATTGAACAAAATTCAAATATAACAACTCAAAATACTGGCGCACAACAAACAACAACAACTACCGAAACATTAAATAAAGATAAATTTCAACAAATATCATTATTATTTGATAACCAAGAACCTGCCGAAGGTGAAAGTTATAGTGAGTCATTCTCAAATTTGATTGCACTTGAAACCGTTTATGTAAATCAAGCTAGTGATAAAATATATACATATGACGGTAATGAAGTAACTAATCCTAGTAGTAATTTTGGGTTAGATAATAATGTTGATGATAGATCGGCATCAGTACAAGGGGTGTTTAGTTTTTTACAGTCCGAATATGATTTATTTAACGATATGTTATCACAAGTTTTAACTTCATTAAAAGGTGGATCTAAAGTTACAATATCCGTAGAAGGTTCGACAAGTGTAAATGAATCATCATCAGGTATTGGTTCAAAACGATCGGATTCAGTTAAAAAAGCTATTGAAGAATATACGGAGGGAGAGGATAAGATGTCTAAATTTTTAGAATCAACACCGCCACTTTTAGAAATAAAAACATCAGACATAGGTTCACCAATCATCGATGAAGAAAATTATAGAGGTATTGACTGTTCAAAATCATTCCCTAATAATTTAATTTTTCAAAATTCAGTTCAAGGGATGATGTGTCGAGGGGCTAAAGTAAGTATTGCAAGTGTGACACCACCTACAGGGCAGGAAGGTCAAGCGGCATCAACAATACCACCTGAAGGTGATTTAGCAAACCCATTAGCTGCGGATAATAACAATATTGACAATACACAAACACAAATCTTATCAAACCCATTTGTTCAAAAAACAAAAAATGAAGATAAAACAAATGCAGCTAGAGACGGTTTAACTAAAAGATTATTAAGGAAATTATTAACAGAATGTGATTATTTTGAAATGATATCTTTAACTGATCCTTTTATATATGATGGAATTAAAAGTAAGATTAAAAACTTTAATCCTGCATTTCATTCAATGACACCTGAAGGATTAAATTCAAGATTAACGTTCTTACAACAATGTATGAGACCAGGAGATACAATACCAACTGCGGTTGAATCGGGACAAGGTGAGATTGGTTTACAATACAATGATGTGTTAAATAGCGCCTTTGGATCTCCGCCTGTTTGTATTTTACGAGTTGGGGATTTTTACCATACCAAAGTTATATTTGAAAGTGTTGATTTTAAATATGAAAGTTTAGATATAAACCCTGAAGGTATTGGGGTACAACCGATGATATGTGATGTAACATTGTCATTTAAAATGATAGGTGGGCATGGCTTAAGAGAACCAATTAATACGTTACAAAATGCGTTATCATTTAATTATTATGCCAATACTGAGATATATGATGAAAGAGCTGAAGAAACGGAAAACTTTACCGCACAATTTGATAGTGAAATCTTTGAACAAATTAAAAATGAGGTAGGTGTTTTAGGTAATGTTGAACGCCCTGCAGTAAATGATGGTGGTGCAACAATTGGTATAGTACAAAATACGTTTGTTGATCCTCAAACGTCTACAGTTACTGGAACAATACGTTATAAAGAAGTGATGGATGAGATGGTAACAAAAACACAAGAATATGTAAACGGAGTAGTATCAACCATCGAACAACTAAAAAATGACACGTTATGGGGAGGACTTGTTTTGTATACTGCAGAAAGAGAATACAAAGAAGGGTTGTTTGATTATTT